GTTAGTCCGGTCAATATCGCTTGTTGCCGTCACCTCTATGGTAAGTCCATCATCGGTATGTATCCACTCTGCTTTCATTGTTCGTTGTTTATTGTTCGTTGTTCATTGTTCGTTGTTCACTCTTCCCTTTTCACTTTTTACCTGGCTCTTTTTACCTGGCTCTTTACATCTCAAAATGAGGAAAATCCTTAAACGTCTCCCAATCGCCGCCCCACTTCACCCTGTTCTCAATCCATCCCAGTTCATACAGGTGCGCGGCTATTCCCATCACAAACCCTCCAAACCGCAGAAACCGCTCCCGGTTATGCCAGTCTATTGGGTACGGAACCACGTCCACAGCCATTGATGGTATTTTGTTATGCTTACTTTGCGGATACCTTAACCTGCTTTTGCCTTCTTCGTAGGCCTCGTTTTGTTCCTTTTCGCCCCGTTGACCACACACTACCGTGCAGTCTTCCCACTTAATAACCTCGTTAAAAAGTACCTGCAAGTCGGTGTGGCATTGCGACAGGTTATCTTGCGAGCGTTGGCTAAATCGTGGCATATTACTTCTTTTTGATAGATTTTCTAATTTGACAGACCAGATAAATACATGTAAGCATCCCTACAATTATTGCCAGGACTTCGTTTATGCCGTGCATGGTTATAGTGGCATTTATAAACGTTACTGCGCCACCCATCACTGTATTGCCTGCTGTTTTTAAAAATTCCATGTTTTGGTTTTAAAATATACCCCTCTTCCGCCCCCTCCCAATTCCCCTCCCCAAATTCCCCTCCCCTGGAGGGGTAGGGGTGGTCGGGGGCAGGGGGGGTGGGTGGTCGGGTGGTCGGTTACGAAAAAGTGTTGTTACGCTGCTTTTACAGTTACAATGCCACCGGCAAATTTGTACTGTGAGCGCATGGTTTCTACCAAAGCCCTTACCTGGAAGCCGATAACATCACCACGCTCGGTGGGTGAGTGCTCGTTAATGTACATGTCTGCCTCGCCAATAGCTTTGAATGCCTCTTGTTTGTGGAAAAACACCGAAGCCAGGCCATGCGATGCTGCTGCATACGCAGTACTAAGTGCTATTTTTGCACCTATGGTTCCGGCAGCTGATGCAGCATAATAAGGAGTGCCGTTAAAACGGTACAATTTGAAATCAAAAACCTGTCCGCTTTGAATTACCATCTTGTAAAGCACCAAATCTTCCAACATCAAATCGGCTAAGTGCTGTGGGTTAAATACCGCTACCCTGCCTTCGCGTGGAATATCCAGGGTGTCGAGTTCTTTCTGCATGTCAAGCACATCAGAAAATTTTAAGCGCTTTTTGGATATACCATCCGTGTAAGCCAATCCAGTGGTTGCCATTAAAATCTTTTCGCCTGCCGAGTGTGCATCAGGACAAATGTTCCAGGCTGCCGTTGTCGAGATTTTTTTGCGCAACGCATTTTTGTGATTAAGGATAATGCTTTGACGTTTGTCGTAAGCAAGCTCCACAGCTTCGGCATTGCGCAAAATCTGATTTGCAGTATCGTAAGTTTTCAGCGACTTTGCATTGTCTGTATCAGTACGCGTTGAACCCGTAGTGAGCGGCCATGAACTATTGTCTTCGGTTACCGCTGGCATAGCACCTGCTTCGCCAATGTGCAGCTTGTTGTTTTCTACAAACGAACTCAAATCCCTCAGTTCGCTCATCCACGATTCGTCTGGAATCAAATTTTCCATCAAATCGCTAATCCATACTTCTTTATTTAAAGCCATTGTTTTTCGGTTGTTTCGGTTAAATAATCATTTTGGTTTTCTTGGCTACCCTTGCTTTGTAATCGGCAAGCAGCGTCTCGTACTTCGCAGGGTCGGTTGCTTTAAGTTCGGCAATGGTTCCGGCTTTGTCGTAGGCTTCGTAGGTCTCGTTTTTGTCGTTGCCATCAATCGTTTTCACTCCCGCGCTAAATATCCTCTTGGCAGGAATGCTCTCAATAATTTCTTTAGCCTGGTTAAAGTCGGCTTCGGCAAGTTTTACAAACGAGGCCTTTTTGTCAGCCGTAAGGCGGCCTTCTTTTATGGCGGCATCCACCAGGCCAATGGCTTGGTTTGTAAGGTAGGTTTTAAGTTCGGTTTCGGCCTTGTCCTTTTGCTCCTGCAAAAGCTCTTTGGCTGCTACTAACTCCATCACAGCAGCATTAAGCGTGGTAATGTCAACCTCTTTGGCAACATCCAGCTCTTTGGCAACATCCAGCGCTTTGGCAGCTTCGGCTGTTAATTTAATTACTTCCATTTTTGTTTGGGTTTGGTTATTTATGTTCAAAATTTCGTTTATCGAAAGTTTAATCTCTTCGGTGGCCATAAGCTCACCTTTTTGGTTGTACAGGCGCAGGCTGTTGGCATTGCTTGGCACCGATACGATGCTGACCTCCTGCAATTCCCACTCCGTTACTACCGCAACGCCACCGGCGCCCATCTCGGCTTTCAGAATTTGCAAACCCATTGAAACGCCTTTTAAAAAGCCTTTTTCGACCTTCTTTTGTATTTTGGTTGAAATTTCGTCGTCATCAAAAACAGGTTCGGCCAGGAGCAGTGCGCCTTCAATCTTCAGGTTGTCCCACCTTCCGGTAACGTCGTCCTGGTTGTGGTTGTAAAGCATCACGGGGTTGGCCTTAAACCGCTCAAATTCGCCACCGTCATTCTTCACCCTGAACCCGTAAGAGTTGGTCTTGTTTTCGTCATTTAATACAAATGCCTTTTCCATATTTCTACTTTTTATGTTACCCTATTCCCCTCCTTTGGAGGGGTTAGGGGTGGTCGGGGAGGTCTTCACCTCTTTTTCAGGCCGCAAACATAAAATCATAATTCGCCAAAACCTAAAAAGTGTGCAACCCTTGCACACTTCCGTGCAACCCTTGCACGGTTTCTTTTATTTCGGGGATTAATATCTTTCATTTGCAAACAAAAAAACAGTATGACCAAAAAAGCGGCGGGCAGCAAAAAAGTAACAGCCCGTAATCCTGAGAAATACGAATACGCCTACCTGCTGTTTATGCAAAAGGTAACGCAGGACGATATTTGCGAACGCGTGGGCGTTTCGCCTCCTACCCTTAAAACATGGAAAGAAAGCGGCGGCTGGGAAGAGAAACGCGCCTGCCGTACCATCAGCATTGACGACCTGATGCAAAAGACCCTCAAAAAGATTAACGACCTCTTAGACCGCGACGTGAGCGACTTCTCGGCTGATGCTTTTAGCAAAGCCGTGCAGCAGCTTAAAGCCCTCAAAGAAAATCATACCGTTGACGATGAAATTTCAACCTTCTTAGCCTTCCAGGATTACCTGATTGTCGAACGTAGCAACCATAAAGAAGTTACCGACCCTTTTATTAAGTTGGTAGTAAAACTCCAGGACACCTTTATATTAAAGCGCAAAAACAATGCGAAACGTTAAAACCACCGAGTTGGAACTTCGCTGGAAACAGCGCGTGGAGTGGATTATGTCCGCCGATTTTGTGCTGCCCGACACGCCAGCCGAAAAGGATGCCCGCATCGAGCGTGCCCGCAAGGATTACCCCTTTTTTGTTGACACCTACTTTAGCCACCTTGCCCGCAAAAAATGTGGCAAATTCCAGATTGATGCTGCCAAATACCTGTTAGGCCACAAAGAAACCCGTGCCCTCTTCGAGTGGGCGCGCGGACATGCCAAAAGCTCACACCTTTCGCTGATGATACCGCTGTGGCTCAAAATACAGCAGCCACGCCAGGTGAATGTAATGATACTTACCAGCAAAAGTGAAGATATGGCCATTCGCCTTTTGGCCGATTTACAGGCCGAGTTGCAATACAACACCATGTTTATCCGCGACTTTGGCAACCAGGTTAAAGAAGGCTCCTGGGCCGATGGCGAGTTCCGCACCGAAGACGGCTGCCTGTTTGTTGCCGTTGGCCGCGGCCAAAGTCCCCGCGGGTTAAAAGACCGTGGACGCCGCCCCGATTATATTGTGGTTGATGATATTGATGACGATATTCTGATTAACAACCCGCGCCGTGTGAGCGAATCCTTCGACTGGATGCTTACAGCCTTAACCGGAACTATGGAAATGGGACGTGGCCGCTTTGTGATGGTAGGCAACCGCATCGGCAAAGATTCCATCCTGAGCCGCTTCGCCGAAACAAAAGGCATAAACCACACCACCGTTAATGCCCTCGATAAAAAAGGACTGCCCGCCTGGCCCGAGAACTACAGCCTTGCCGAAATTACAAGGATGCGAAACTTCGTGGGCGAACGCCGCTTTCAGAAGGAATACATGAACAACCCCATTATCGAAGGCGCCGTTTTTAAAAAGAAAGACATCCGCTACGGCGCCATGCTCGACCCCAAACACTACAAAACGCTGATATGCTACACCGACCCTTCGTTTAAGCACTCCGCCACTGCCGACTTTAAAGCCACTATGCTGGTTGGCAAAACTCCGGATGGTCATTTTCACGTCATCAAAGCCTACGCCGACCAAACCACGGTAATGCAAATGGTGGCATGGCATTACGATATTGTACAATGGGTGGCTGGCCGCGTGCCTGTACTTTATTATATGGAGAGCAACTTCCTTCAGGAACTACTCATAGATGAGTTTAAAAAAGTTGGCGCCCTGAGTGGCTTTCAGATTCCTATCCGTGGCGATGCCCGCAAAAAACCCGATAAGTTTGCCCGCATCGAAGCCATGCAGCCCATTTTTGAACGTGGCCTCATGGTTTTCAATCAAAAAGAAAAAAACGAACCCGGCATGATGGCGTTAGAGCAGCAGCTTTTGATGTTTGAAAAAGGCAGCAAAACCCACGACGACGCCCCCGATGCTTTGGAAGGAGCCGTTTGGATTCTATCACAACGAAGCCGGTCAAGTACAGCAAATTACAGTTTTGGACAACGCGAAAACCGAAAATATTAACGTACAGACGTAGCATTGCTACGTCTTAAAAAACAAAAAACATGTTCATCGAACCCACAGAATTAAAATCGGCCATTTACGATTACCAGGTAGAGGAAATTACCGAAGATAACACCGACATTGTAGTAATGGCCATTGCCACGGCAATTGAGGAAGTTAAAAGCTACCTCACACCCAACAACCAGGCACGCTGGGACGATGGCCGCAGCCGCTACGATGTTACAGCCATCTTTGCCGCCACCGGAACCAGCCGCAACCCGCTCATCCTCGAAATAGTTAAAAACATTGCCGTGTATTACATCATCCGTCTGAGTAATGTTGACGTAATACACGAACGCGTAAAAGAACGCTACGACCGCGCCATTGACTGGCTCGAAAAAGTGAGCGGAACCGGCAAAGCCGCCGGAGCGCCTTCGCTAAACCCCGGACTCCCACTTTTGGTAATTCCCGAAGCCGACACCAAACAGGCCTTCCGCTTCGAAAGCCGCACTAAATTTAATCACGAATAAGTACAGACAAGACATGCCTTGTCTAAAAAAAACAAAACATGGCAACAAAAACCACAACACCCCGCAAAAAAGCCGGAACCGACAACAGCTACTTTGGCCGCATTAAGCCAAAAGCCATCAGCCAGACCCGCAACGATATTGCCGTTTGGAAGGCTGCACGCACCCAGGCGCAAAACATTGATAACCCACGCCGCGCCAAGCTGCAAAATCTTTACAACGATATTATGATGGATGCCCTCCTAAGCAGCCAGATCGAAAACCGCCGGATGCAAACCCTGCAAAGTTCGTTTTCGCTGTCCGATGCTTCGGGCAAGCTAAACGAAGAGGCAACCGCCCTCATCAAAGCATCAACCTGGTTCCCCGTGTTGATATCTGCCATTATTGATAGCAATTTTTATGGCCCAACCCTGACCGAGTTAATCCCCTCTTATTCCCCTCCTTTGGAGGGGGCAGGCGGTGGTCGGGCAGGCGGTGGTCGGGCAGGCGGTGGTCGGGCAGGCGGTGGTCTTCAAATTGCCGTAATCCCGCGCAACAACATCGTGCCCGAAACCGGTATGCTTTATTGGGACGAAACCGACAGCAACGGCCTGCCATACCGCGAGGCTAAAGAATACGGAACCTGGCTCCTGGAGTTTGGACAACCTACCAACTTTGGACTGCTCAACAAAGCCGTTCCGCACGTGCTTTTTAAACGCTTTGCCCAAAGCTGTTGGAGCGAGCTATGCGAAATTTACGGAATCCCGCCCCGCGTAATGAAAACCAACACGCAAGACCCTGCCATGCTAACCCGTGCCGAACAAATGATGCGCGACATGGGTGCGGCTGCCTGGTTTATTATTGACGAAACCGAAGCCTTTGAGTTTGCCAAAGGCGCCGATACCAACGGCGATGTGTACAACAACCTTATCCGCCTGTGCAACAACGAAATGTCGCTGCTAATTTCGGGAGCGGTTATTGGCCAGGACACCAAAAACGGCAACGAAAGCAAAGAAACCATTTCGGTGGAGATGCTCGAAATCCTCATAAATGCCGACAAACGCATGGTTGAAGGCTACATGAACACGTTGGTATTGCCCGCGCTACAGCAGATTGGCATGTTAAAAGGCGAACTCCTGTTTTCGTTCGACCCGCAGGAAGATGTAACCATGCTTTGGACTATGACCAAAGAAGTACTACCATTTATGGAAGTTGACCCCGAATGGATTAAAACCAAATTCGGCATCGAAGTTACCGGCACCAAAACACAGCCGGTCACTGAGCGTCGTCGAAGTGACGGAAATTTTCAATAAGCCCGGCCAAGCTCCACGCCCAATTAGCCGGGCTTTATCACATAGGGTGTACTTGCTGTAGTTCCCCTCCTTTGGAGGGGTTAGGGGTGGTCAATCTTGCTGGGTCTTCCAGCACCCCAATTGGGGGGAATGAGGGAGGTCTTAAAACCGCCTTCGACCTTGCCGTTGCCCACATCCACGGCCAGCAAAAGTACACCCCCGAAATGCTTGCCGACAAACCTATAACAGCCCTCATTAACGAAACCAACAAAATCCTGGCTTCACCGCTCACCGATAACGTAGTTCCTGAAGCGATGCTTGCAAAGCTGCAAAAGGATGTTTTTGTATTCTCAGGATGCAAAACCCATCTGGAGCTAAAAGAAGTATCCAATTTACTCACCGATGCCAACGGCAAAATAAAGTCCTTCCAAAAGTTTAGCCAGGAGGTGCAGGCCATCCACAAAACCTACAACGTGCAATATTTGGAAGCGGAGCATATTTTTGCAACCTCAAGCGCCGAGAGCGCAGCCCGGTGGAGCGAATACGAAGCCGATGGCGACCGCTACAACCTGCAATACCGCACCGCCAGCGACGACCGTGTAAGAGACGAACACGCCGTCCTGCACAATACAACCCTGCCCGTTGACGACCCGTTTTGGAACAGCTACTTCCCACCCAACGGATGGCGATGCCGCTGTGTAGCCGTGCAGGTGCGCAAGGGCAAGTTCGATGTAAGCAACTCAGCCGAAGCCCTGGCCAAAGGCGAAAAAGCTACTACACAAATAGGTAAAGACGGCCAGAACCGCCTCGAAATGTTCCGATTCAACCCCGGCAAACAACAGGTTATCTTCCCCCCAAACCACCCTTATTACAAGGTGCCTGAAGATGTTACCGAGGCTATTGATAAGGCGTATGAAAAAGTTAAGGATAATGTTTTAGATAATATTAAAACAATTGATGAATTAAAAGAATGGGCTAAAACAAATCTGGGAATTACGAAAGATTTTAGTAGCTTGGATTTGGAACCGCGTAAAGAGGTTTATTTAAGGCTTAAAGAATTAAAAGAGCAGTATCCAAATAATAGATTAGCAAGAATTGGTGATACGCATCGTCCTCGTGTGCATGCTGAAGCTACAGGTATATTAATGAACTTCAATCCAAAATATTTTAATAATAAATCATTCTTCAATGATGTTTTGAATAAATCAATAAAAACAGGACACAGTCCAATAGGTTGTTCAACTCCAAAATCTGTAATAGACCATGAATTTGCTCATGTTCTTACAAAAGATTTGCTTTCTAACGTTAGAGAAGGTAAAACTGATTTTAGCTGGGAAATATCAGATGTAAAAACAAGGTACAATAAACATATTACCATGCAATTAAGAAAAGGTATTGATGTTAAAAAAAGCGATATTTTTATTTCAGAATATGCAAAAAAAGACGTTCACGAATTTTGCGCTGAGAGTTTTTCAATGGTTTTAAATAACCCAAATCCAAGCCCTTATGCTAAAGAGGTTTATGATTTAATAATTAAGGAGATAAATAAATGATTGGAGAAGCACCTATTTGCATGAAATGCAAAAACTATTTACGAGACGATTTTGATGGTTTAAATTGCAACGCCTTCCCAAAAGGAATACCCGATGAAATCCTTTTTGGAGAAAACGACCACACCACCCCGCTCCCCGACCAGGGTAACGACATAGTTTTTGAACCTATTGAGGCCACCAATGACAACAAATGACCACAAACATTTAAAAATAATTTTAAAATGAAAAAGTTTAATATAGAAACTGAAAAACTTCTGGCAAAGGAATGGGAAAATCATGTTAAATGGATTAATTCAGCGACTAAAAAATGTTATGATAGCAATCAGAACACTGATAATGCCAGCAATTACGCCAACGAATTTAATTCGTTCAATCAAAAGATTTCTCATAAAACCACCAGAAGTAACCATCTTTTTTCCTTTTTCGGTTATTTTAACTCCATAGCGATCAAATTTTACCAAACCTTCCGATTCAAGAAATTTAAATACAACTGTTGTATTTTCCGGTGGATTGCCGGAATAAAGTAACTCATAAGAAATAAAATCGGAGTTTGTAAAAAACTTTAATGCCAAATCATATATTTTACAATGATAATACTGATTTCCATAAATAATAAATTTTAAACTCATAACAATATTTTAAATTTTAAAGTGTCAAAAATATAAAATTATCAATCTTCCTCTGTGGCCTCCGTGCCTCCGTGGTAAAATAACAACAAACATTTAAAAATAATTTTAAAATGAAAAAGACAACAATACTGCATACCATGCCAGCGCAACAATTGATGCGGCAAAGCAAACATAAGCTGCTGTTTGGCAAATTGAAAAGATTTTTAGGGGTTTCACAAAAACAGGTTCAGCCGCTCGACCCTCGCGAACCGCTTCTATGGACGATGATACGTAACGCTCCTTCGCACGCTGTACATAATGTAGTTCAGCATATAGCCCTATTGCAGCAGTTAGGATGCTCAACGACAGTAAAACTGATATTGTCGCAAACACCCAACGTAATAGGATACTGGCATCGTTGTTTCCATGAAGAGAAACTAATATTCCAAGCAATGATGATGCTACAAGTAACAGATGATGAAGCAGCGTTGTTTTCAGTTTTTGGATATGAAGATTAATGCCTGTCAACTTTTTCGAATAGTTCTTAAAATTGTATTTTTTTTCCATACTGTTGATTTTAAATTTTAAAGTGTCAAAAATATAAAATTAAATCTTCCTCCGTGGCCTCCGTGCCTCCGTGGTAAAACTTTTTAAATATGAATAATACATTCTTTAAAAACCTTTTAAACGACCTTAAAACAGAGTTGATGGATGAGTTCGACCGCAACTTTGAGCGCAAAGGATTCTTTAACCAGACATGGAAGGATACCAAATTCCCCAACCGCCGTGGCTCGCTTATGATGCGCACCGGCAAGCTCCGCCGTAGCCTCCGGGCAAGGGTGTCAGGCAACTCCATCAGCTTCACCAGCTCCATGCCTTATGCCGCCATACATAACGAAGGCGGCACCATTACCGTTACCGCCAAAATGAAACGCTACTTTTGGGCCATGTACTACCAGGCCGGTGGTGCCATTACCTACGCTGTAAAAAGCAAGACAATGGCAAACACAAAGCGCAACCGCGCCTTAACTGCCGAAGCCGCCTTCTATAAAGCAATGGCCTTAAAACCCGTTGGCACCAAGATCAAGATCGAACAACGCCAATTCATCGGCCACCACCCACAGGTTGACACCATCGTTAAAACCGTTGTTGACGCAAACATGCGCGAAATAGTAAAACAAATAACCAGCAAATTCAAAAAATAAACCCACCCCGTTCCCCTCCTTTGGAGGGGGCAGGGGGTGGTCAAAAATAATAACCCATGAAACAACTCATTGCCGACATTAAAGCCCGCCTTGCCGAAAAGGTTACAGCCCTACGTTACATTGACGAGGACTGGGGGCAATTGGACTACTACGCCAGCGATGCACCCGTAAAATGGCCATGTGTGCTGATTGATGTTGACCAAACACCCTGGACAAATCAGGGCAGCCGCGTACAAATGGGAATGGCGCAGCTATCGTTACGCTTTGCCGACCTCAAACTAAGCAACACCAACCCCAAAGCACCCGCAGGACAGCGCACCGCAGCAGCCTCTATTTACGATGTAATGCAAACCGCCTTTAAGCACCTGCACGGATGGACGGCCAGCAGCGCCAACGGCCCACTCACCCGAACCCTTACCCGCAAGGTAAACCGCGAGGATGGAATACGCGAGTTCGAGGTTATCTACTCGGTGCAGCTTCTCGACACCGATGCCAAACCGGTGTACACCGCCTACCCCATGACACCCGAAAAGATTACCTTCAGGATGGGACTGGTTGCACCTGGCTCCGGCGAGTTAACGCCACCATACCCGGGAGGCGGCGGAATTATACCGCCTGACCCTGGAACCGGCGGAGGCGATATGACCAAAGCCGTGTATGACCCAGACAACATTGCTGCTAATGCGTTTAATGCCGATAACCATGTTAACGGAACTACCAACAAAGTTTTCACCGCCACCGAAAAAACGAAACTTTCAAGTATAGAATCCGGGGCAGATGTCACCGATTCCACCAACGTAGAAAAGGCCGGTGCTGTGATGAAAGATGGAGATATAACTATTTTGGGAATTAAATCATTCAGTTCATTTCCGGTAACGCCATCCTCTTCACCAGTAAACGATTATCAAGTTGCTAATAAAAAATATGTTGATAGTGCTCCTATTAACGCCGACGCCATTACCGACGGCGTTAACAACAAAACCTACTCTTCCACTGAAAAAACAAAGTTAGCTGGAATAGCCGTAAACGCTAACAATTACGCGCACCCAAACCATAGCGGTGATGTTACCAGCGCAGGTGACGGTGCAACAACCATCGCATCAGGTGCTATAACCTATAATAAACTAAATTCAAGCCTTATACAACGACGTGCAGTCAGTACAAACAATATTGATTGGAGCACAGCAGGCGTTTTTACAAAAACTATCAGCTCTAATACTACCTTTACGTTCTCTAATTTACAACTCAATAAAGTGATTACGCTAATGTTGTCAGGCAATTACACAGTTCAACTCCCATCATATTGTAAACGAATATCAGGAACGTATTCCGGTGGAGTAAGTAACTACATTCAGTTCCATTGCACTAATGCTACATCAGGTTCAGAAGAAGTTTGGTACACCATAAGTCAGCAATTATGATATTAGGAAAATTAAACATACCCGTAATTACAGGCGGTGGTAGTACTTTAAAAAATTCACTCATCTCCTGCTGGGAATTTGAAGAAACGTCGGGAACCAACCTGGTTGATGCTAACGGCAATTACAACTTTACAGCTAACGGTGCGACCATTAACCAGGATGCCGGAAAGTTGGGCAAAAGTGTGTATTTAGGTGGGGTTAACGCTTATCTTAATCTACAAACAGTAAATGTGGGTTTAGTCAGCACCGACACGATTTCGGTTTCGCACTGGGTAAACCCGATAGGGTCAACAGATTACGGATTTTTAATTAATGATTATGATAGATATTCATATAGAGGCTTGTTTACAGCTATTTCGACACCCTTAAACGGTAATATTTATTTCTTCGCAAACAACACGACAAGTCTATCTATCATGAGGCATCGTAGTACTTCATATTATACTGGCGCGGCTTGGCATCATGTAGTTTCTATTATTTATCCTGATAATAGATTGCCTGACATGTATGTAGATGGCGCTTTAGATAACGCGAATTTTTTCTCACAGGGAACTATGTCAGGGCTTAATATCACAGGTTACAATGTTGTGTTTGGAAGAGAGGCGTATCGTGTAACGCCAACTGGCTGGTACAAAGGCTATGTTTCGCAGGCAGCTATCTGGAAAAGAGCTTTAACAACAGCCGAAATAGCTTTACTTTATAATAGTGGAAATGGATTAACATACACAAACTGGTAATAATTATGAAAGCACGAATAGAAAACGGGATAATAGTAATCTATCCCACGCTGCCAAACGAATGGAACAACATTTTAAACTTCCCGCAGGCAAGTGTAGAAACTTTGGAAGCTGAAGGCTTCTATGATTTAGTTGAACCTGAAATAAACCCGGTAACGCAACGGCTCGGCGATCTTTATTTCGACGAAACAAACCAGGTGTTTGCTTACCGGATAATCGAAAAAACGCAGGCCGTAATCGCTTACGAACTCGCTATGATAGGTTGGCACGAACCCGCATTTGCAATGCGCATTATCGCACCCGATGCGCTTTTAATACAGGCTCCCGGCCTCGAAACCTGGGCAAGGTACAAAGGCCTGCCGGTGGTGGTCGAAAACGACCAGGTGTACCTTTATTGCAACGTCATTTTGTCGCAACACGAAAGTTTGCTGGCAGCGTATCAGGAAGTAATTTCAATCGAAATGAGGACTGAACCATAACCCCACAGGGCTATAAAAAAAGCCCGTAAAAGGAATTAACCTCTTACGGGCTTTACTACTTATGCCTCACGCCTTATCCCTCACTCCTCACGCCTATCTCAAACCAATCATTAGGAGCTATCTGATGGGCTGGTTTTGCTGCTGTATCCTCTTTAATAAGTTTCTTCACCGGAGTGCGCAGGTAAAAATACAATGTACTGATGCTGATGTGATAGATAGGATAAATGTGATTACGATAAACCCAAGCTGTGGTTACGCCATCGCTTTTGTATTCAAGGTAGGTATTTATTACCTTTTGCATGTGTAGTAGCTTATTTTTCCGGATGTACGCCATAAATTAAAGATAAAATTTCAATTAACAAAACTCAAATTCACCCCCCTGCCCCCCTTCCCAGGTGGGCAGGGGGGTTGGGTTAGGGGTTGCCTCCAAAATATTTGTGTAACTCATAAACCAACCCTTCCCGCACCACTTCGGCATGTCCGCTGGCCTCAAAATGCGAAAGCACATAACGCATTGTTGCCGCTTCGCCCTGTTTAAGCTTCAAAGATACTTTTATTCCGTGGTTTGTCCAGGCAAATTTAAGCATACTGTTGTTCATGCGTTTCATCACAGCCGTCATTATCAGGATAGCCATTTCACGCACATCAAAATCAGCAATCAGCAGCAGGTCGAAGTTTAGCAGCATGTCGTGCAACACCGTGTATTCGTCCTTACTCAACTTAACTTTAAAACTGTCTCGTATCATAAGATTTAATTTGTTAATTTGTTGTCATTTNGCTTCGCCGTCATTTGTTGTCATTTGGCTTCGCCGTCATTTGTTGTCATTTGGCTTCGCCGTCAATGACTATCAATGCCTATTTAATGACTATCAATGCCTATTTAATGACTATCAATGCCTATTTAATGACTATCAATGCCTATTTCCAAATTACACATTCCCAACTCATCCCTGCATCATGCAGCATCTCACGCAGTTTATCCCGCAGTTCGTCAATCGTTATTGTATCGCGGTCGTGGTACTTTTGT